ATATCATATAGTGGTGATGATTTAGAAGAATTAATAAAAAATTTTAAGATATTCGTAGAAGAATATATTGTTTATAAAAACTCTTTAAATCATTGATTTTGTTTAGAAAAGGAGAAAAAAATGCAAGGAGCAGATAAATATTATGATTTAATTTACAAAGCCTATAAAAGCAAACTAGGGGAACTTTATAAGGTTAATTGTTTGGGATATGGAGATGGATATAAATTTGAAAATATAATTTTTATTTTAAGTGAACACGCAAGAGGAAAAACTTTTAGAATTTGGATATATAAAACAGATGCAATTTTATCAACTCTCAATGACGAACACTTAGAAGTATATGGTGTCACTGGAGGAAATCCCGGATGGACGGAAATGTATGGATGGACAAAAGATGGAAACTGGAAACCATATATTGAAAGATATTTTACTCAACTTGAAGAAAACATCAAGAAGACAGAGAAATATGAGAGAATAAGAGAAGAGAAAATACATGAAGCTAATAAAAATAAAGAACATCTACAAATAAATAAATTTAATGAAATATTTACAAGCAAATAAGATATTGGTATTGGTATTAATTTAAAACGGGAGGTTTGAAATGTATATAGCATCAAAAAATTACAAAATAGTATGCAGAGATACTTGTTATCATGTGAAAAATATAGCTGATAAAAATCGTATTGAATATGAGACATTGAACGCTGCCATAAATGATGGATGTAGAAGATGTAGACATTGTTTTGGAAAGGATAAAAATGACCAATAAAAATATTAACAAAAATTTGAATGATTCAAAATTTTATATTTTTGAACAAGGGTTCTACAATTTAATAGAAAAAAGAACTGAAGATTTTATTAAAGCCTATAATGATATTAATGAAAATAAGATCAGTAAATATCGATATGGGTTAGAGTCAGTTGGATTAAGTTATTCGGATTTTATTATTCAATTCTTTTATGATAAATGGAGATTTAAACCTACTATATTTGGAGGATCAACTTATGATCCTATTATAGAAATATCGTCTAGAGGGTATTATCCTTATAGAAAAGGGGATATCAATTCAAAACTTTTACATAAATATTTCGGTGATGATGAACTTATTCTATATAAAGATTTTATCCGAAAAATATTTGACATAAGAGGATATTGTGGTAAGGATTATAAATATATGAAAGAAAAGCACTTTTATAAAGGTTGTTGGAGAAATGGAACCTGTTAATCAAATTAGGATTTGCTTTATATCCAGAAAGGATTATTATGTTCCCAGACAGAAAATATGTATATGTTATTGAATATAAGGAAGACGAAAACTTTGACAAATCATATTGCACCAAAGAAGAAACCTTTACTAACAAAGATGTATATGCCAATAGATTAATAAATCTGAAAACAAGAGCAAACATTGTAGATATTAAATTATATTGTGGTGAAATATTTAGAGTATAGGAGGAATACAATGGCAAAAATAGAAGGAATCGAAAAAAGAGAAGTAATAATAGAGGTTACAAAAGAAGCGGCTTTTGAAGCACTTTCAAGAGAGCTTGGAGTATACTCATATTTGAAAAGTTATCGTGATGATTACTATGCGATTAAAAACAATTCGCTTGTATATTTTACAGATGTAAGTTATCATGGCTCTCCTCATTACGAAGAGAAAGTTGTTACTTATGATCCGGTTGTTATTAAGAATTTTCAAATTCTAAAAGAGTTAGCAAAAATAAACGAAATATATTTACATTAATTAAAGCACAAAAGAAATATAACATACATATAATATACAGTAAACAAATATAACAATTAAACTTGGAGGTTATTATATGGGAGAAATAAAGAAGTATTTTTGCGAGGGATGCGGTTTAGAATTTGGAGATTATCAAGAATATAAAAAACATGATGCAGTATGCGAACAAAAGCACTTAAAATTTAAAGTAAATGTTTACGATGCTATTGCTAGAATTGTAAAAAAATATAAGTCAGATGGATTGATAAAGGATCATAGTTTTAAAATCAACGACGAGACAGAAGATTATTCTACTGGTTTAGGCGTCGGAACCTACAAATTTGAAATTATTATTAAACTTACAGATGGAAATGTTATAAAAGTTCATGATGGATGCGATGAACTTCTTCCTCTTGGGGCATATGTTGAATCAAATTGCATTTATGAGGTAATCGATAAAGAAATACAACACGGTTTTAAAACTAAATACGAAGGTGTTTTAAACTGGGAATATGAAGAAGGATGGAGAACCGAAAAGCTTGGCGAGATATATCTTTCGAATATAGTAGATAGATTCAAAGGAAGAAAAGTAAGAATTGAAGCAATAGACTAACAAATAAATATAACACTAAAAAAACAAAAGGAGCACACAATGAGAATAAAAAGTTTACTAAGTGGCAGTTTATTAATTATTGCTACGACAACACTTCTAGTCTCTGAGTGGAGGGCACAAACACAAAAGTCTTCCGTTCAATACAAGAGCAGGAGACAATTACAGGCAGAGGTTTATTTTAAAGAGTCGGCTATTAGCGAGCCGATGACAACGCTGGAAAGCGATAAACATAAATCTATTACTGTAACACCCACCCCTATTATAGTCGGCGAGAGGGAATTGGTTTCAATTTCTTCTTCCGACTTGGATATAAAAAATGAAAAAGAAGTTCCGAAAATAAAAAACAGATGGAATATAGAATTAACAAACGACGAAATTGATTTACTTGCAAGTATAGTTTGGATAGAAAGTCGCGGCGAATCAGACAAAGGCCAACGAGCAGTGGTGGAAGTTGTATTTAATAGGATGATACACTGGGATTTTGAGGGTAGTTTATACGAAGTACTAAGTGCGGATGGGCAGTTTTGTTCGTGGAGATTAAGGAATAAATCTGAACCCTCTGAAAAAGAGTACGACAATATACAGAAAGTTTTAAATGGAGAAACTGATATCTTAGGACTTAATAAGGTTTATTTTTCTACAAGTCCTAGAAATAACATAAACCAAAAACAAATAGGACATCATTGGTTTTGTGACTATGAGTATTTAAACAAGAAAGACAAGAGGTGATATATATTAGTTTTTTACATAAAGAAGACTTAAGCGAAGAAGAAAGAAAAGTTTTTGAAGAAGAAAATAGGGAAGATTGGAGAGTTTCAGAAATAGACGCCAACAGATGCCCGTGTTGTGGAAGATTATTAAATAGTACATATGAACTTGATGAAGCTTATGGTGCTCCGATGAGAGTTTACATAGATTATTGCGATTGGTGCGGATACGAAAGGAGATAGTTAAATGATAGTAGTTGCCACAATTAGTTATTTAGCAGGAATAATGACCATGGTTGTATTGTCTTGTTTTGCAATATCTGGGCAAGAAAGTAGAAGAGAAGAAGAAAAATCAAACACTACATGTAGTGGTAAAGAAAAATGAAAACACAATATATAGTAATAAAATATACACCAAACTAACGTTTTATTCACATTTTTGAAAGGAGAAGATGATTATAGGAAAAGGAAAAGTCGGAGATATATCATATAATAATCAAGGTACTTTAATGAAAATTATTAAATATGAGAATCATAATGATATTACAATAGAATTTCAAGATGACCACAAAACAATTGTAAATACATATTATCAAATGTTTAAAAAAGGAACTATAAGAAATCCATATGATAAAACAGTTTATGGATTTGGATATTTAGGAATCGGTAAATATTCTACGGCAAATAAAAGAGCATATGGAGTTTGGACTAATATAATAGAAAGATGCTATTCGGAATATGATAAAATAAGAAACAGAAGTCCGGCATATGAGAATTGCGAAATTTGTGAAGAATGGCTATGTTTTCAAAACTTTGCTGATTGGCACGAAAGCAATTATTACGACATTGGAGAAGGTAGAATGCACATAGATAAAGACATTCTTGTTAAAAACAATAAAATATATGCTCCTGATAAATGTCTTTTTGTACCACAAAGAATTAATATGCTTTTTCAATCTAAATCAAGAAAAGATAATTTACCAACCGGAGTTCAAAAAAATAAAAATAATAAATATACTTCTAATTATAATGGAGAGCACTTAGGAGTTTTTAAAACTATTAATGAAGCAAAAAACGCTCACGATATTGAAATGAGAATACATATTAAAGAAGTAGCTGAAGAATACAAAAACAAAATACCTATCAAGCTATATGAAGCCTTAATAAAGTGGTAATAATAAACAAATATAACATAAGGAGAATTATGATTACAAAATTCAACACAATTATAGACGATTGGAAACGAGTAAAAAATCATTGCAGAACAACGGACAACAAAGATTTTACGGATAATGAAGCAACAGATACCTTTAAGAAAAAACTTCTCATATCGGAGCATTCCCCTATTAGGTTGTTAGAATTTGATTGGAGCTGGAAAGGCATTAAGTATTGGGTTAGTCAGGAACTAGCAAGGCACCGCTTCGAAAAATTCATTAGTTCACAAAGAGATGATAGATTAAAAGATGAAATTCCAAGAGGTCAAAAGCCACAAGATGCATTAGTTAATTTTGACGGATATGCAAACATGCAAAACCTAATAGACGCTTGGAGAAAAAGATTATGCTATCAGGCAACTAAAGAAGCAAGAGAATTAGCAGAGGATTTTAAAATAGAACTACATAAAACTCATCCAATAGAATCAAATGTATTAGTTCCTAACTGTATATATAGGGGATCTTGCTGCGAGTTTAATCCCTGTGGATATTGGAACATGTTTTTAGTTTATTGCAGTAATCATGATTTAGAAATTGGTAAATTGACAATACAAGAAAGATACGATGCATATAATAACATGTTTTATGAAATGAGAGGTGGAAATCAGTGTTAATTATCTTTGGTAGAAGTTGTTCAGGCAAAGACAGAATAACTGAAGAACTTATTAAATTAGGATATACACGGCTAATCACATCAACCACTCGACCAATGAGACAAAACGAAATGCAAGATATTACATATCATTATTTACCAATAACAGAATTTCTAAACAAATATAACAATGATTATTTCTTAGAAGTAAAATATTATAATACCCCTTTTGGACTATGGTATTACGGATCGAGCAAAGAGGATATAGATAAAGCAGATGAAAATACAGTATGTATTTTAACCCCTGATGGAGTAAAAAAGGTAAAAGAATCAGGTAAAAAATATGTTGGGATTCTGATAAACGTTTCAGATGAAACTATAAAATCAAGACAAGAATTACGAGGAGATAATTCTACTGAAGAAAAGAAAGCAGAAGCAAAAAGAAGATTTTTATCTGATAAAGAAGATTTTGAAAACATTGATGGATTAATTGATTTTACAATTAATAACGAAAATAAAAGTCCAAAAGATGCAGCAATGGAAATTGATAAACTATACAGAGAAAGGATGAATACAAATGTCAACACAAGATGAAATTTTAAAATCAGCAGAGAAACAATTTAACATGATGAGGGATCAACTTATCCGTGGATGCTATAATAACGCGGTTGAAGCCGCAGATTTATTTTCAAAATGGTTAAAGGTTAAAGTGAACGAACTCGGAGAAAAGGATGGTGATTAATAGTGGGAAAACGAAATTTATTTCTTGATATGGATGGCACTTTGATAAATAGTATTAAGCGTGTTGTTGAACTTTTTGATGAAGATTATTTAGAACACAAAGGATATTATAAAGTTCACTGGACAGATATTAATTCATGGGATTTTAAAGAGTTGTTACTTTTAGATAAAAAACAGGTTAATGATTATTTTTGTGATCCCAGATTTTTTGACCATAGACTTGAATATATGGATAATGCTTACGAAGTAATTAACAGGTTAAAAAATTATTTTTATATTCACCTTGTCAGTATGGGTTTAAAAGAAAACCTGTCATTAAAGCAAACATGGATTCAAGAAAATCTTCCTTTCTCAAATTTTATAGGATGCGATTTCAATAATGTAAACGATAAATCTCATATAGATATGAGTGAAGGAATTATTATAGATGATGTTGCAAAAAACCTAGATTCAAGTAGTGCAGAAGAGAAAATTGTCTTTGGCGATATATACCCGTGGAATTTTGAAAGTAAATATACTAGGATGTACAATTGTACAGATTTAGAAAAGTATTTGATGAACATATATAAGAATAACTGATTTATAATTAACATAATTATAAATAAATCAATTAAATAAAGGATGTGGTAAATATAGACATTAAATTAACAGAACAACAAGAAGAAGAAATAAAATCTATAATAAAAAAAATGAAAGAAGACGACATAATAGATAACTGCAAAACAAATTACTTTTTTGCCAATAAATGTTCTACAGAAGAAATGATGATGAATTTATCATTATCATATAAATAAATACATATTAATATTAAGCTCGTGCAAAATGTGCGGGCTTTTATATTGTAAATGCCACTAAATTATGTTACAATAGGAAATGAGGATACGAAAGGAGATTATAAATTGAACAATAAATTCAAAGCGGCTATATATATAAGATTATCAAGAGAAGATGGCGATGATAAACAAGAATCAAATAGTGTGACAAATCAAAGAACTATGCTCACTGGATTTGTAAAATCACATATAGATGAATTCGATTTAATTAACATTTATGTTGATGAAAATTATAGTGGCACAAACTTTAATAGACCTCAGTTTCAATCTATGATAAAAGATATTGAATCGGGACTTGTAAATTGTGTAATATGCAAGGATTTATCTAGATTTGGAAGAGATTACATTGAAACTGGAAGATATTTGGAAAGAATGTTTCCAGAATATAATGTAAGATTTGTTGCAATTAATGATAATATAGATAGCTTTAAACAAGCATATGATATGTTATTACCTGTAAAAAATGTATTTAACCAGCAATATGCGATTGATATTAGTACAAAGGTACAATCCGCCTTTAAAACAAAACAGTCTTCTGGTCAATTCATTGGAGCTTTTACTTCATATGGATATAAAAAAGACCCCAATAATCACAATAAATTAATTATAGATGAATATGCTTCACAAATAGTAAAAAAAATTTTTAGTATGTATTTAAATGGTTTCGGTAAAATTAAAATAGCAAGAATATTAAACGAAGAAGGAATTTTGTGTCCAAGCGAATACAAGGCACAAAGCGGATTAAATTATACCAATGGTCAAAAAATAGGAAGTACAACATATTGGACGTATGCTACCATCCATAGATTGTTAAACAATGAAATGTATTTAGGTCATATGGTACAAAATAAAACTGAAAGAAAAATGAAAAGTAGAGCAAAGGTTTTACCAAAAGAAAAATGGATAGTAGTAAAAAATACGCACCCATCAATAATTGACGAGACTACATGGAATAAAACACAAATTTTATTAAACAAGAATACTCGTGAATTAGGATTTAATCAAAATGTTAGTGTATTTGCCGGATTTTTATATTGTGCAGAATGTGGGAGAACATTGGCAAAAAATGTTAGGGGAAATTCAACGTATTATATATGCGGATCATATAAAAGATATGGAGGAACTATTTGTTCGTCTCATACTATAACTCATGAGAAATTAGAAAAAAGAATTATAAACTTTATTAAAATTGCCGCCATTATATATGAATCAAAAATGAACGAATATAAATTAAAACAAAACCTATTAGCTTTTCAAATGGACGGCATAAAGTCTGAAATCGAAAAAACAAAAATATTATTAAACAAAACATATTCTCTAAAAAAAGGGATATATGAAGATTACAAGGATAATGTTTTATCTAAAGATGAATATTTAATGTACAAAGAAGATTATGAAAAAAACGAATATTTATATAAAGAAAAAATAAATACACTTGAAAAATCTATCACATCAACTTCACAAAGTGTCGAAGCAAACAAGTATATTAAATATAAAGATATAGATAAAATCACAAGAGAAATTATGGCAGAATGTGTAGAAAAAATATTAGTACACGAGGACAAAACTGTAGATATAATTTTAACTTGTAATAATGAAATAGGAGAATTAATAAAAAAATATAGTGCCGACATATAGTATTAGCATGGGGGAATAGTATAATACGGCACTAAGAAATACTGGTTAATTTCTATAAAAATATATTCGATAAGAATTAGTATATTTACAACAAACAAATGTTCTGATATAATTATTTTCATAATATAAAGTATGGAAGAAGTGATTATATGAATATAGCCATAGACGTAATAGCAGCATTTAATACCATAGGAGAAATTAAGCCATTATATGTTAGATTAGAAGATGAAAATCATAAGCTTATTGATCATAAATTAAGTGTTCTTTATTCAAAAGCGGAAAGATATTCTGGAATAGAAACTATTGCCTTCAAATGTACCTATACAGATTATGATTTGACCGTCAAAGAAATTACAATTAAATATCATATTGCTGCTCATAAGTGGGTAATGGTAACTTAGGAGTAAAAAATGGGGCAACCAATTACGGAAGCCCCAAAAGTATTATTTATCAAAAATATTTATGTAAGTATTTGAATATTCGTTGAATTGTTTATGTACAATCACAGTTAAATTTTTAATATAATCTTTTTACCTAATTCGATTAATTTTAAATTATAATAATCAACAATAATATTCCTATTACTAAACCATATGTCTTTAAATTTCTTATATACATCATAATCTAAAACATATTCATTAGTTTTAACTTCATTCATTAACCATTCACACAGCTCTTTCATTATATCATCGTTATAATTAATATACTTCCTGTTTTTATTTTTGCGTGTAGTATCAAAACATTTAATAGCAATGTTTCCTCCTAAATTTTGATTTATATAGTCATAATTCATATCGTATATTGCCGAGTTTAATTCATATATTTTTTCAGCTATTTTTTCAAATTCATCAAAATAATTCTCTGTAAATTTTGGTATAATGTACACATCTGAAATCAATTCATAAGATGGAATGTGTTTTCCTAAATCATTTATATACCATTTCAAACTTCCAGATAACTCAGACTCGTCAAGTTTTTCAATAACTCCGATTGCCAATAACAATACTATTTTATGAGATAATAATTTGCTATTATATGGAGGAATTCCACAATTATTCATTAATATTCCATATTTACAAATTGATATTATTTTTTCTTTATATTTTTCTATGTCTTCACAAGTACTCTGGAATATATTATTTATTATTTCAATGTTTTCATTAATATATTTACTAACAAATGGATATTTTAAACTAAAATTTAATGATGAAATAAATTCAATATTATCATTAATTAATTTTTTGTGATTTTCTAAAAGGATATTATCATTTTTTATAATATTTTCTGAAATCTTTTTAATTTTATTTTCTTGTTTTGAACTAATATATTCATCCAATTGTTGTTTTGTATTATCATACACCCCATATACACTATGAAATGACCCTGATATATCAGGATTATGACATTTATTACACAGGGTTATTCCATTATCGACATCGTATCTTATTTCAACATTGGATGAAAAGTTTTTAATATGATGAGCATTTAATTGAGTTTTACTTCCGCAACATTGACATGTAAAATCATCTCTTTCATAAACAGCCTCACGCCACTCTGAATATTCTATAGTATCTCTTGAATTCGGATTTATATATTCTTTTGCTAAAATATCTTTTATATAAAAATTATTTTCTTCAGTAAAATAAACACTTTGAGATATGTATTTTCTATCATATGAAAATAAATAAGGGTTAATTATTATTATAGGTTTATCTTTTAATCTATTATACATTCTATCTTTATAAGTTTTAATAATATATATGTTTTTATCTACCATTGATAGTATATATTCATCAAATTCCGTTTTATCTACATTTGCTATGCTACATAATTCATCTAATGAAAGAGGATTATTTGCCTTAGAATAATATTGAATAAATTCATTAAACCGTACAAATCTAGACAATCTAATAAATATCATAAGTTCTCTTTCGTTTATAATATGCGTCAAATGCCATAGTCCTGTTAAGTTTGTGTTTTGAATATTACATCCATAATTACAAATTACATCTTCTAATTTATTTGGAGTAAATTTTTTTTGATGTTCAATGACTTCTTTATTCTGGATAAAATACCATTCTGCCGTTCCGTCATCATTTAATAATACTTTTTCCCAATGTTTATTCATTGTTTTATATCTCCTTATAGTTATTTTTTAGTTTAATAAGAGAATTAATTAATAAGAGAATTAATATCCTCGCGATTTCATTATTTTGCTTTAAAAATGAACAAATTTTATCATTTTTGTTTTATTTTAAAACATTGTCAAATCGCTACAACCATTGATTTATTTGGCTATATACAATTTTTTATAGTTTAAAAAACTATTTATCTACTTATTTAGAAGTTCCCGCCAACCACTTTTTTCAAACAGTCCCATAATGGTTCTATTCATAGCAATTCCTCTCATATAAATCCATGGATTACAGACATATCCTTTAACTTTTAATTTGGGATTTTCTACGCTTCCAACCTCATACTTACACATAATTCCCTTAGTAATTAAAGACGGAACAATTCTTCTAACAACTCCATAATCAAGATTCATTTCTTTTGATAAATCTTCCATAGTCAAGAATTTTCCGTTTCCGTGACCGCCTTTTCTAATAATTCCATCGTTATACGAAACAAATTCAGCTAATGATATTGCAAATATAAATTCAGTAGGTTTCAAATTTCTTCTTAAAACAGCTAATGTCTTGTCATACAATTTCACAAAACTCTCTCCTTTATTAAATTCGGGATCATAATTTTTTAAAAATTCTTCCTTTTTTAATTCATCTTCTTTATGTTTTATTTTTACCTTATCCCCATAGTAAACCGAATCCAATACTTCGCCAGATTCAATGTCTATCAAAACAGCTTTTTGTTTTTTATTACTCATAGTTCAATTACTCCTTATAGTTAAAAAATAATTATGTTATTTATATAATAACTTTTCTACCGCGTCACCAAGTCCATCCTGTGCTCTAAAAACTAATACATTTCTACTAAAATCTATTTGTCCATTTTCTTGTTTTTGTGGACGAACATCAATAATTGTAAACCCAAGTTTAAGTAATTGTCTTGCTACAGAACCCTTTATAATGACTCTATCTATTTCTTTCATATACATTCCTCCATAAATCAAAATAATAAAATAGGAGAGAAGCCAAACGACCACTCTCCAAAATGTGAATAAAATATATCTTTTACGTATAATAAAATTATTTAATTCCCAGCAACGCTTTCCACGAAGCTCCTTTAGCGGTAAATTCTCCATCAGGATTCTTTAACCCAACATATTCCTTTTGAAATTTATTAACAGCATCCCACATGTCATGATACGGATTTAATCCATATTTTCCATTAGGTGTAAAATCAACATATCCTAAAGCCTTTAATTTTTCCTGTATAAGTTTAATAACTTCAACGTTAACGGTTCCGCGCTTAATTGTAGGGGTTTTTGATAAAGTTTCATTTCCCGGCTTCCCATCTACTTTTGCCCCGATTGTCGCCTGAAGTTTCTTAACCCATTCAACATTGTCAAATGTTTTATCTGTTGCATTTGCAACATTTATCTCTTCATCGTAATTAGGTCTTCCATATCCTGCTATTCTCGGATTAGTTAAATAGTACTGTTTTTCAAACACACCCCCGCCATTAGCAATTACTTCTGACCCACTCGAAGTGTTTCCTTCGATTGTATATACCATGGAACTTGATACTTTTGTCACAATTCCTGTATGACAAATTCTTTCAGTGTTTTTAAAAAATATAATATCGCCGGACTTTGGATTTGAAGTATTCCATTTTTTCATATTTATAAAATATTGAGCAGACGAAGGAGTATAGGCATTAAAGCCTCCTAATAATTCTTTAGCCTTTTCTTTTCCAAATGCTTGTACAAAACACCAATCGATAAACATATCGCACCAACTTTGTGCTTGTAAATTTACTCCTGCAAATACAGCGTAATCTCTGGCATATTTAGTATAGTTTGCACTTCCGGCATTTGCAGTCTTATTATCTAGGTTACTATTGGATCTTTTCTCTAAATACCCAACTTCATTTTTTGATGTATTAATAACATCTTTTGAATAACATTTAGCCATAACAAAATCCTCCACAAATAAAAAAAGAAGCTTAAATAGCTTCATCTAGTTTTACATAATCCTCATAATACATCCATCTTAAAGGAGTTCCGTCATCTAATTTTCCAGATGACTTTCTTTCTCCTCGACAACACATGCATACTTTTGATTTATTGGCATTCATTTTTTCTGAAGCAATTGTTGCCGAATCAAAAACCTCTCCGGTTGTCAGGCAAATTGTTCGTTTTGAAACAACGCAATCTTTGCCTCTTTTGCCGTATAAGGGATGTTTTTCTCCAACTCTTCCATAACAGGGAGCCAATTCACCAGTTTTACCAGTCATGTTGGGAGTATGTGTTGCCCAATGATTTCTTAATTTTTCTTTAGTCTCTTCTGATGTAATGGTACCTTTTTTAATTTTGCTCATTTGTTCTTTTCGTTCAGTTGTCCAATGTTTCCCATAGCTGCTATTTAATTTACCAAAGACTTGTTTCCCTCTCGCTAAATGTGATATGTTATATCCAACAGCCTCATCATAACATTGTGTGTCATCCAAATATTTTTGTTCTAACTTTAATCTGTCGTCTTCTATGCATTCTTCTAATATTTCAAAAGTAAAAATTTTTTCTCCAAATTTATCCCATGCTCTCTGTAAATGAACTGAATGATGTCTATGATTGTTTAATGCATTTTTATGTCTATTCCATCTAGCGAGTATATCAACGCTACTCCCAATATAAAATTTTTTATTAATACTATTAGTAATTTTATACACACCACATATTTTATCCAAGCTTATTTCCTTTCATAATAAAAAGAGGGCAGTAGTAAACTAGCCACCCTCTAATACAATGTTATATTTATTTATTACCATTTAGTTCTTTTACGGCTGCTTCAATAAGAATATCTATCTGTTCTTTAGTAATAACAACTTTTTTACTATTAAACATTTTATCGATAAAAGCTACAACATAAGCCTTTTTATCAGACCCCATTCCCTCGGCCTTAAAAATCATTTCGGCCGCTGAAACGGCATATCCAACCCACTTAACTATAACGGCTAGTTTTTCTGCACCTAATTTAGCGGAAATAAATGGGATTATGAATCCGGTAATGATTGTAGCAATAACAGGAATTAATCCAATTAAAACCTTGAATAATGTTTCATCCACAATAAAACCTCCTTTTACAAGTGTATTAATTATTTTCTGAATTATCATCAGAAGAGTTTGTTTTATTTAACTTTTCATTTAGTTCATTTTTCTTTTCGCTATAGGTTTCAAAGAAAGATTTTGCGAGATAGCCAATTATTGTAGCGATAATAACTTGAGCTACTGTTTCACTTAAAGACTCGGCAATAGAAGTTTTTCCCATTGTTGCAAGAATATAAGACCATGTAACCCAAATTACGCCAAACCATAATAATCTGTTAACCCACTTTTTTGTAAAAGTCTGAATGTATTTATCATTTATAATTTTCATACAAACACCTCTATCACGGTTTCTTCTTTGTCATTTTGCTAACAACTTTTTTAACCACAACAACAATCGTAGTAGTAGATAAAAATCCCATAAATCCTTTTAATAATCTCATTCTTTTACATCTCCTTCCGTGTTAATATAGCTCTTATTGTCTCCCTCGACATTATCTTGTGTAATCGTATATGTATCAGTAGTATATTCTGTAGCATACTCATACTGATTCATAAAATCTATAAATGATTTTTGTAACTTATAATTAGATACAGCCATAACCACAGTTACAATAATTATAGAAATAAGTGCTCCAATTGCAACCCAAAACATCTTTACATTACTGGAAAGACAAGCTTCTGTTTTTTCTTTCATAGCGTCACGATACATACAGTTTTGTTCTTTATATGCTTCAATGACTTTATCTTGTTGCTCTATAAAATCTTTTTCATAATCATTCATTATTTCAACCCCCATTTAAATAATAAAAAGCTCATTAAACCAGCAACTATTGCAGTAACAATCGTATTGATTATTAAGTCAAATCGCTTTTCTGGTTTTGCCTTTAGCAATCCAACTTCTACTTTCATGGCTGATATTTCATCCTTTAGACCCTGTATCGTATTACTCATATTTACGCTCAAATTATCTATTTTTTCAATAATTACTGCCATATTTTTATCAGAGCCGTGTATTTTTTCATAAAAATCTTTGTGTTCTGCTTCGTTTTTTTCGTTTAATCTTTCTAGGCTTTTTTCGATGTCTAGAATTTTTTGTCTATAAGGGCATTCTTCGCAAGCTGTCGGCATTTATTTCACCTCCGATCTTTTATATATTTTTTTGAAGATTTTATTGTTTACAACTATGGGGGTAGTAGTATTTACAATAAAATAGCATTATTTGTGATTATGAAATAGTTACTTTTAATTGACAAATTATAGAAATAATGTTATTATGTATATGTACCACTGGTTGGTATATGGGGACTAATTTTGTACTTGGTGTGGTTAGTCCCCGCCCCTCAATCGTTATCAACCTATTTAAAGGCATAAAAATAATTAGGCATAAGTTAATACCTAATTACTATTTTAGAGGCTCTAGCGAATTCCTAGAGAATTGTAGACACCTCTATGTTATTTATTTTTTATAAAACTTCATTTAAAATCACGATAAAACATCTCTTTTATATAAAAAATATTTAATTTTTCGTCATAGGTTACGTCGCAATTAATACCGATTGCGACTTAATGTAAAAACTGCGGTAAGTCATTCGAAATCCATAACTGCATAAAATCACTTTCATGTAATTCGATATATCTGTTTATAGCATATAAAATACGTTCTCCAAGTTTCAAATATCCCAATGTGTAGAAATGTATTCCATCAGACCTATATTTACTGTCTTGTAATTGCGGATCATTGTAAATATCCAAGTATGGCAAACTGTTAGATGTTGCTATAGATTTTATAGCCACATTGATTGGATCATCCAATGCACTGGCAACGTCAGACGGAGGTATTGAACAAATGAAAATTGTTATGTGTGGATTATCTGTTTTTAATTTGTTGATAATGTTTTGATATGCGGTAGCATTATCTCCTGTAACACCTTCGTTTCTTCCTAGACATATAATTGCACAGTCAAACGACGAAAAATCTCTACTCTGATAATTTGCATACCATGAGGAAGCCGTTGCTCCACTAATACCATAGTTTTCAACTTGCAAGTTTGTCATCCTTGCAATTGCAAAAGGATACGAAAAATCACGATTTCTTTGACCAGATTCGTATTCTGCGTAATATCCTCTTGTTAAACTATCTCCAATACAAATAACATTTTCAAATAAACAATGAAGTCTTTTAAATAATGAATTTTCGAGCGACACCACGGATTCTGCGACACTAACATAAAAATTGAAGTTACTTTTTAGTCTTGTACTAACTGAAAAAGTTATATAATATGCATTGTCTGGCGCTACAATTGAAACATCTGCACCACTTCCGTCATACTGATACCCACTGATATATTTACTATATTCATCAAAAAATGCTAATCCAGCATAATTTGCTGTGTATACAACTGAACATTTTTCTAGGTAAATTTTAGCTCTGTTTGGTATTCTTATCAAACCGCTTGCTGACATTCCATCCAATGTTGCTGTTGCCCCAGTGCTATAATTCACATATTTACCATCAGTTAAGGTAATATTGCTGTATTTAAGTAACGAACTTACTGTGTTTTTTAAATTACTTATTCCTTTTTGCGCCCCAATGCCTAATATACCAAACGTAAAATAACTTGATATGCTTGTATCTACGGTAGAATCGTCTGTTTTCTTTAATGTCAGTCTTATGTAACAATCAGAAGTTACCGTATAACTACTTGTATATGTTAAATATTCAATAAATGTCGTTACGATTGGGGTTGTATATCTAGCAATTGAAAACACATAATTTGCATCATTAGACTTAATTACTGAACCACTTTTAGCATATATAAAATAAGACCTTATACGTGTGGTTGAAACAACCTCTGTGCCAGAAACATTAATAGCACCTAGTTCAAATGCTATACTACTGTATTGCTCATAAATAACATCCTTTACACTTGCAGTTATTTTTGTAGCATCAATTGTATTACTAGCAACTCCCGTCCCATTTGCTTGTACATTGGTACTTGTCCACGCTGAATTAACCCATGTATAAATCATATCATCCGCTTTGACTGTATGATTGTAAACATCTCCAGATGGATATGCTGCTTGTAATAATACCAATGTATCGTAGCTTTCCTTATATGATAGGTTATTCGCTTGTGTCTTAGCATCTACATACCCATAAGTAGCTTTTTGTGTCGACATTGATGCCAATTGCGAATTAACATCATCTAATTCTTGTAGCACATATTGTTTGCTCATTAAGTCTCCTTTCTGTGTAATAAAAGCACAACTTACTACAAATAAATATAGTAAATCATGCTTTATAATTTAATAAATACAATATTAAGTTGTTAAAAATGTGAATAAAACACCGATTTTATATACATTAATCCGTTGTTTTTGTATATCTAACAGTACAATATAAAAGAGCATCAGAAGTTGCGCTTTTTGAATACAAAACGTTTGTACCGTCTACAAACGCTAATAACGATGTTGAATCTGAAAAAATTGCATAATATGGAAATTTAAATCCAATATAATCCCAAAATGTATTTTGTGCGTCTACCCATATTGATTTAATATCCGATATTCCATGAGGTATACCTGCTTGTGGAGTTGTTCCTGTAATTATTCCGCTTTTTATCAGCTTGGTATATATTGGCTTACCATCCCAGTCCGTATTGCTTGTCCTTACTTCGGTTGACGCTATATTGTTTTTATTTAATCTAAAATTAAATTCAGAAAAATGTGTCAAATTACCTGCACCTGCGCCATTCGTTATACTGCTAGTATTGAACTCAACAGTATGCCACCCTACCGTCATATTCTGTACTAATGGCGTTTTATTTTCATGTGTTAAAGTGGAATTATAATTATTTACAATGGTTGACGCATTACCATCATAAACAGTTGTAATATTGCCACCATTGAAGTTTTTTGCATGAGTAAGTAATAAATCAGTTCCCAGCGATGATACATAAAATCGAAATTTAATATATGTACCACCTGTTCCGTCATACAAATATAGTGATGTGTTAGTAAACTGATCTGCGTTTGAGTAGTAGTTAGTGCAATCAGTATCAATAAAAGGGGAATAAGCAATCGGTACGGTTATATCTTTGTCTACTGTTAGATATTGATTGTCATAGCTTAATACATTCTGCATTATAATATCCGCAACATAATGATATTTACCTTCTAGGAAATGAATTGTGTCTGGAAATAATTTTACTGGCGCTTCAACCCTATTA